CGCGTCACGGCCGGCGCGCATCTGCTTCTGGGCGACCTTGGCCAGCGACCTCGACACCAAGCGGTGCCAGTCTTCCTGACTCGGTAGACCGTTATCTACCAACGTTAGTTTCCTGAGGTTTTTGCTGAACCCAGGATAGGAGATCTTTTGACTTTCGCACCACATACGCAACGGGATCTGTTGCCCTTGGTGGATACGAACGTCATACATTGGCGATCCATCGGATCGGTTTCCCCATTTACACAATTCAGGATGTGTTGGGGATACTTCAGTCACAGGGATTACCCCGCGGCCAAGAATTCGATCCACAAGGTTGCTGCCTGTCGTGCTCATGTTATGCGCCTCGGTCTGGTTTGAAGGGACCGAGACAGTACAACACGTGCACACGTTGTGTCAAGGGTGTGCAGAATAAGGGCTAGAAGTTACCCTTGTTGCGCGCGTAAGGGACTAAGAAACCTGGCCACTTGGCCACTTTGGACGCGAATTCTGCACTCTTTTTAGAGAGGAGCAGGGGGCGGCGCGGGCGAAGTCGCTCCCGACGCGAGTGCCCGGGAAAATCCCCTCCGCTATATATAATATCAATGTAGAAAAAGAGTTAAATGGGGGGGCTCTCTCTGGCGAATCAATCAGTTGGCAGCGCAACATATGACGCAAAGTGTGCAATATGCCGCGAAGCGGCCAAGTGGCTAGAGCGTTTCACCAATGGAATCAACGGCCTTCGCGTTGTACAGGCCAGAAATTCTTAGCGCCAAACATCAATGATCTCAAAACTTAGATTTTAAGATCATTCATGTTTGGCCAAGTGGCCGGGTGGCGACGTCGCCACCCGGCCTAGCTCGACTCAGCTCACCGTGCCGACGTTGGCGAGCATCTTGGCCGCCATGTCACGCACGGCCGGGCTCACCTCGGGCACGCCCGGCTCGATCTCGTCCGTGTTGGTCGCGTAGCTGCGCAGCTTCTTCAGGAACTGCTCCAGTTCGAAGGTCTTGCCGGGCGCCTTCTCCTTGGTGAGCATGAAGGGGCTCGTCTCCCACGCGGCCTCGATCAGGAAGTTCTCGTCGACGCGGCCCTTGCAGGTCGCGGCCCACGAGTCCTTGTCCTTGGTGACCTTGATGTCCTTGGACGACATCTTGCGGTACCACTCCGCCAACGCCTCGGCACGCACGCCGCTGCGCTGCGGGCACGCGTTGAGCAGGCTCACGACCAGCGACGTGTCGCCGTGCTCGCGCACGTGGTCGAGCGTGCTCACGGCGACCTGGTGGATCGTCTCCGCCAGTTCGGCCGCCGTCGTGCGGATCGTGCCGATCTTCTGGATGCAGACTTCGCGACTCAGAATCTCTTTGTTCATGTGAATCTCCGTTGAAAAGACACTGATAGCGGACTGCTATCCCGAAGTGGCCGAGTGGATTAACCACTTGGCCACTTGAGGCTATCAGCCGAGCTTCTGCACGCGCGCGAGCGGCTTGCGTTCGCGATAGTGCGTGCTGACCTTGGACACTCCGGGCTGCGACGCGCGCCCCCAGATTTCCGAAACCCTGCGCATTTCCTTGGTCATGGTGAGCGGCCGCATGCGTTGCAGCTTCTCGCCAGCTTTGGAGCGCGGGGCTTGGCAGCGAATGATCATGGCGTTGCATCTCCTAGAAAGCGGCCAGCGGGATTGCTAGCCGCTTTCACGGAGATGGCCGGATGGGATTAGCCACCCGGCCACCATGAGATTCTGAGTTTTAAGGTTCACGCTGCGGGGGGCTTTTGATTTCCCATGTCCCGCCAGATAACCTTTTCGTTACGCGCAAGAGGGCTCGGATGCGGCCCGCTTCCCGCGTGTTACACGTGCCTCCCCGTCCGTACTCGATGCGTGCGGGGCGTGACTATCTAGCGAACGGGGATCGCGTTGTCGTGCGACCAATCCCGAGCCTGTGACTTCGATACGTTCCTAGAGGCTGCACGCGTGGCGTTGCCGTCGCGCGATTCACCAGTAGTGGCGATGTATCTAGGAGATCGCGCCGGTACAGGGGCTGCGTCCGCTCTCTCCACCCTAGGGATTCGGACCCCCCACCCCCTGACCACCCACCCCCCGGCCGCCCGGCCTGTCCTATCTGTTTCGCTCATATCGGAGTTGAAAATAGCTCCTACCCCTGTTATACATACGGCTCACCCCGGAGGAACCATGGACTCGAAAACAGAATCAGACCTGCTCCGCCAAGTGGCCGCGCGGTACGGTCGCGAGGCACGCGAAGCCGCCAAGTCGTCAAACATCCTATCCGCCGACCAGCTCACCGCCGGCGCCATCAGCACCACTGAAATCAGCGGCAACAGCATCTTCACTAGTGGCATCGGCAACTACCCTAGCTACGCCCCCTACACTCTCGGCCAGTACCACACCAACGCAGTCATCACTGGCAGCTCCAACGCCACCGTCAAAAAGGCCCCTCGAGTCTGCGACGAACTCGACTCGCTGGCGTCCCTCTCGGCCGTGGAATACTCGCTCATCCGGCAGCCTGATGGCATCAACATCGTGTTCGCCCACGAGAAAAAGCACGTGTTCAACATGCTGGTCGCAGAAGTACATCTCGAGGCGGCGTTCCGTTCGGCGCTTCAGCTGTACCTGCTGCCGTACTTCGATCGGAGCGCCAAGTAATGCCTCGTACTGCCCAAGGGCGAATCAAGATCAACGTGTTCGTCGACGAGCGCGTGTACGAACGCCTCAAGGCCCTGGCGGCCAAGCGGCGACAGCCCGTCAGCGAGCTGTTCCGAGACGCCATGGAGATCTTCGTGATCAACAACGCCGACGCGATCGAGCGTGACGCCGAGACGCTCGAGAAGGCGCTCACGCGATGAACCTCCAGGAGAACATCCACGACGCCAAAAAGCGGCTGCGTGAGATGAAGCGTTCCACGCCCTGGATCTTCAACGAGTACCAGCAGCTGATGGCGATCCGGGAACGGCACGCGATGCTGACCAGGATGCTCGAGAAAGCAGAGCAAACCTGGAAGGAGCTAGGGAAGTGAGCGACGAAAACTGTGGCAACTGCTACTTCTACCGGCAGCGGAAACTATCGGACTACACCATGCCTAGCGGTTCGTACGTATGCATGCGGTTCCCGTCCGCCATGCCGCCACGTGGCGAAGTGGTCGAGTACCCGCTCACTACCCGACATGACTGGTGCGGCGAACACGCGGAGAAGCCATGAACCTGACCACCTTGCCACTTGGCCTCTCGGAACACGACGCCCGGCTCGCCTGGGAACTCACTGCCAACATCTTGCCGATGGGCGAGATCATGAAGAGGTACGACCTTGACTTCGACTCGCTCGACCAGAAGCGTCTGGACCCCACGTTTCGTGCTGTTCTTGAGGAGTACGGTCGAGCGTGGAACTCATCTCTCAGTGCCCAGGAACGGATCCGTATCAAAGCCGCGCTTCTTGTGGAAGATGGACTTCTGGACATCTTCCGCATACTCAAGTCCGAAGACACCGCTCCCGCCGCGAAGCTGGATGCCTTTTCAGCGCTATCTAAAGCTGGAGACGTTGGTACGGCGAAGAAGGATTCTGCTGGTGGCGGAGAGAGGTTTTCTGTGACCATCAACCTGCCCGGCTCACAAGCCGTCAAGATCGACACACGGACGTTCGACCAGGATGCGACCTAAATGGCTGAGTTCGACTACACCCCGCCGCCTACGCTTGCAAAGTTCATGGCATCCGACGCGCGGGTGCGCATTGTTCGAGGTCCAGTGGGCAGTGGGAAGTCCACGGCGATGGTCCTGGAGCTTCTTCGTCGAGCTTGTCAGCAGGCGCCCGACGCGGATGGAATCCGCCGCACGCGGGCTGTGGTCGTACGCAACACGCTATCGCAGCTCGAGACTACCTGCCTTGTAACCATGCAGAAAACCCTGCGGCCGCTGATCAAGTACAAGGTCGCCGCACACACAGTCGAGATCCGGTTCAACGATGTACATACTGAGTGGATTCTTCTCCCACTGGACACGCCGGAAAATGTTCAGAGGCTTCTTTCGCTGGAAATCACGTTCGCCTGGCTCTCGGAGCTCCGCGAGATTCCGGCTTCTATCCTCCTGGACGTCCTGTCTCGATGCGGTCGTTACCCTACACAGCTCTCGGGCGGAGCTGCGCCCACATGGCACGGCGTGTTCGGTGAAACTAACTCATTCTCCGAAGATTCCGACTGGTACAAAGTCCTAGAGCTCGAGAAGAACCCGAGCTGGGACTACTTCGTCCAGCCAGGCGCGCGGGATCCGGGTGCGGAGCGGCCGCCGGGGCTCCCCGACACGTACTACGAGGACCTGATCGAGAACAACACCCCCGACTGGGTCGAGCAATATGTCGACAACCAAATTACTGCGTCTCTCAGTGGCCAAGCGGTGTTCCGGTCAAGCTTCCGCCCCGATTGGCATGTATCTAGCACTCCCCTCCAGGCGGAGGCCGGGGCGCTTGGCGTACTGGGCATGGACTTTGGGCGGTCCCCGGCGGCTGTACTCACCCAGATGGATGTACGTGGACGAATACTCGTCCTTGCGGAACTCACGAGCGATAACATGGGAATTGAGCAGTTCGTGGCGACGAAGCTTCGGCCCCTCCTGGCTGAACCCGCGTTTTCACGTCTGGCGCTTGGTGCTGTTGGCGACCCAGCTGGCAAAGCGAAAGGGCAGATCGGTGAGGAGTCAGTCTTTCAGGTCCTGCGACGGCTGGGCATACCTGCACAGCCTGCACAGACGAACCTCATCGACCCTCGCCTCCGGGCGGTCGAGAAGTGGTTCCTCCAGTCGCGCGACGCAGGGCCCGCCATCCTGATCGACCCCCGCTGCGAGATGTTGATCAAGGCGCTCAAGTCCATGTACCGGTACCCGCGCAAGAAAGACGGCGCCCTGGTGCTGGTCCCGGACAAGACCCACCCCTGGTCGGACGTGGCGGACTCCTTGCAGTACGCAATTCTTGGCCATGCTGATAGAATCCTCACGAGATTCACCCGGCCACGCCGCCAAGTGGCCCAGTCGTCGATATCCGACGGGGGGTGGACGTAAGCCCTTGAGGTAAGCCATGCCGATCTCCGCAATCCCTGTTGGATCCGCGCCTCCCGGTGGGCGAGGCTTCCTCCGCGTTGTGACCAACCAGGAATTGCTGGACCACGAGAAAAACGCCGCGAAGATCGAGAAGTCGCTCTCCCAGGAAGAGCAGGCTAGCGCCCTGGCGGCGCTGATCCGCAAGCGCTTCGAAGAGGCCAAGCGGCAGCGCACCACGAAGATCGATTCTCTCCTGCTCGAGTCCGCCCGTGCCTACGCCGGCGAGTACGACCCGGCCAAGCTCAGCCAGATCAAGGAATTCGGTGGTAGCGAGGTCTACGCCCGTGTTACTTCGGTTAAGTGTCGAGGGGCTACGGCTCTACTCCGGGATATCTATACGGCTCAGGAGCGCCCTTGGGGGTTTGCCCCATCGCCGAAGCCGGTGGTGCCGGATTCAGTGGTCAAGGTCATCGATCAGCTGGTCGCTGGTGAGGTTGTCACCGCCATGCGTGCCGGTGAGCAGCTGGATCCGGAAGTAATCCGCCAGCGCCGGGAAACCCTGTACGACGCGGCCAAGAAGGTCGAGCTCGAGAAGGCGAAAGTCGAAGCGAGCGAAGCCGAGCTGACCGTCGACGACATTCTCCAAGAAGGCGGATTCTACTACGCGTTCAACGAGTTCCTGACCGACCTCCCGATCTTCAAGATCGCGGTCCTCAAGGGCCCCGTGGTCAAGAACGTCCAGAAGCTGATCTGGCAGGACGGCGAGCCAACCATGGCGACCAAGCCGACCTTCACCTGGACTCGCGTCAGCCCGTTCGACATCTGGTTCTCCCCGGGCGCGACGCGGATCGAGCAGGCGGACGTGTTCGAGCGACACCGCCTGACCGTCCAGGATCTCTACGACATGATCGGCGTCGCGGGGTACGACGAGGATGCGATCCGCGAAGTGATTCGCCGCAGTGGCGAGAACGGCCTGAAAGAGTGGGGCATCGCAGTCGAGTCGCAGCGCGCCGACCTGGAAAATCGCACGCAGCAGGGCGACGATACCTGCATCGATGCGATCGAGTTCACCGGCCACGTGCTCGGCAAGGTCCTGAAGGAGTTCGAGGTCAAGGGCGTCGACGACGACGAGAAGCCGTACTTCGTGACGCTGTGGCTGATCGATCGGCATGTCATCAAGGTCATGCTGAACCCCTCTCCCCGTAAGCGGCCGCCGTACTTCGTGACGTCGTACGTGAAGCTGCCAGGAAGCCTCTACGGCGACGGCCTGCCGGAGACGATCTCGGACATCCAGGACATCATGAACGCCACGGCGCGCGCCCTGGTGAACAACGTGTCGATCTCGAGCGGTCCGCAGGTGTTCATGAACGAGGACCTGATCGACCCCGCGGTGGATCGGAAGCTTCGCCCGTGGAAGGTCTGGTCGTTCCAGTCCGACCCCCTGGCGCCGAACGCCGTCCCGCTGAACTTCTTCCAGCCGAGCTCGAACGCCCAGGAACTTCTCATGGTCTACGAGAAGTTCAACACCCTGGCGGACGAGATCAGCGCCATTCCGCGCTACATGACGGGCAACAGCTCCGTTGGTGGCGCCGGACGGACGGCGTCGGGCCTGAGCATGCTGATCGGCAACGCCAATAAGTCACTCCAGTCCGTGGCCGAGAATATCGACCTGGACGTCTTCAAGCCGATGCTCGAGCAGCTGTATGATTACGTGATGCTGACGGATCCGGATGGGGTGCTCCGCGGCGACGAGCAGATCGTCGTCAAGGGCGTTCGCCGGGTCATGAAGCAGGAGAGCGACCGGGTTCGCCAGATCGAATTCCTGGCGATGACGGCGAATCCTCTCGATGCCCAGATTATCGGCGCGAAGAGGGCGAATGTTCTCCAGCAGGTCGCTAACAATATGGGTCTCGACATCGACATCCCGGAGCCGGAAGAAGCTCCGTCTATGGATGGTGCTGGTGCGGCGGGGCCCAATCCGGGGGGTGGTCCGACTCCGACTCCGTCGGCATCCGATGGAGCGACGCCTCGACTTCAGACTCAGTCTTTGAACTCAGTGTCTAAACGTAACAACGTAGGGTGATCACCGTGATGAAGATGAAGCCGAAGAAGCCGATGCCCAAGTCCAAGCCGAAGAAGGGGTGCTAATCATGGAACTCAAGGCCGATCGCAAGGGCGGCGTCACGCTGAACGCCGGTGGTAGCCACATCAAGATGAAGGTCTCGAAGGGCACACCGATGAAGAAGGTGAGCTCGACGAAGTCTCCGAGCTTCCTGTATCCGTCGACCGCCAAGTCGAAGTCGTGAAGCGCGACTGCAGGAAGCCAGGACCGGAGCCGAAGCGCAAGAATTTCCAGCCCGACCAGGCCGCGAGCGAGAAGCACGTGGCCATGGGCGAGGCGGTCAAGCTCCCGATGGGGATTGACCAGTCGCGGGTTACGACCCAGCGATACGGAAAGTAAATGCAGTGGCGGGGGCCGGATGATGCTGAAGTACTTGCCAGACTCCTGTCTGACAGGTACTTTCAGTATTTCATGAAGAAGCTAGACGTAGGTCTCGAGAAAGCTGTAGCCGCATCGCTGCAGCAGGGGGCGCCAGATCGCTCCTGGAGCGCCGGGTACGCTGCGGCACTGAAAGATCTACGCGAATCGCTGAAACCCCCATCCTCTGGAGCCTGACATGACCAAGCCTACTGCCGTTCGCCGCGCCGCGGCCGAAGCCGACCGACTTCTTGCCGAACAGAACACTCCCCCGGTGCCGGACGCCGTGAATGATCCTAGCGCCACGCCCGCGCCGGACCAGTCAGCGTCCCCTTCCGCTGATGCCGTTGCCGCGCCTGCTGCTCCTGCGCCGGCGCCGGGGGAGGACTTCAAGAGATCGGAAGAGCACACGTCTGAACTCCAGTCACCATCAAGT